GTTTGATTGACGCCAGTCCCACTTCCAGTAAACGACAAGCCATCTACAACCAATTTGTTGCCGTGATCGGTTTTGTAAATCGCGCCTGTTGCACCGGTGCAGTTTAGCGTCGCGCCATAACCGAGAAAAGTTACTGCTTTACCGGTGGCGTTAATGCCGCTAACCTTATAGGTGCCCGGCGGAAAATAAATGCAATCGTTTGCCGACACCGCAGCAAATGCAGCCTGAATCGCAGCAGTGTCATCCGCCACTCCGTCACCGACCGCGCCAAAATCCAGCACGCTTACCGTCTCGCGCATCTTGGCTTGGGCGGTGCGTGTGACTGCGCCGGTGCCAGCTTGTAGGAAACCAAGCTGGTTGATCGCGGCCTTCTTCGTAACGCCGCCCTGCACCACCGGAATGACATCAGTCGATGCAACCGGGGATGTTGCCGCTGGCAGGTTGGAGATCTTGACGTTAGCCATCACACACTACCCGAAAATTGTAGTTGACGTTTCCAGCCTTGTTTAATATTATACAAGGCATGGACACCAAAACTATCACGCAGGACCGCCTTAAGGCGCTTGTATCCTACGACCCTGAAACCGGCATCTTTCGGTGGAACATGGCGCGCAGGCGCTGTCGCCCCGGAGATGTAACTGGCTGCCGCATGAGGCATGGGTACATAGCCATCAGATTGGACGACGTACTGTACACCGCGCATCGACTGGCATGGCTGTATGTTACTGGAGAATGGCCGAAAGAACAGCTTGATCACATCAACGGCGACCGAGGAGACAACCGGATAGCCAATTTGCGAGAAGCGACTAACGCGCAAAACGCGCAAAATCGAAAGCGCCGCGACAACAAAACCGGTTTTACAGGCGTCAACAAAGAGAACAACCGTTGGAAAGCCGAGATTAAAGTCAACTACAAGACAATTCGGCTGGGGCTTTTTGACACCCCAGAAGAAGCGCACGCAGCGTACTTGAAAGCTAAACACGGCTTGCACCCTTTTAGCCAACATTAATAATTGCCCGCGTAGATTGAGTACCGCTGTCTCGTCGCCACGAGCGAGTACGGCAGGCTCATCACATCGTCAGGATTGTTGATGCGCTTCAGATTGCGCTTGCTGGTCATGGCGATACGCTGCACCTGCGGCGACGGCTCAACACCGAACTCCGGTGCAATCTCCATCGCCAGGTTGTACGCAAACGCTCGCAGATAGCCCGGCGGGAAGGCCAGCGTGGTCGCCAGCGTTGCCGGGTTGGTCAGTTCTTCAATTGACACGAAATGCCACTCCAGCAGCCGCGTGGGCACCGGATAGATGTACATCTCAATGTCGGGGTAGGTCATGTTGACCCACAGCACCTGCGGGTACGTTGAGGTCACGGTCTTGACCGCGATCCCGTTGTACTGCTGCTGGTTGATGATCTTGATGCCGAAGCTGACATTGGTGCTTGGATCGCGGAAGTACGTCGCGTCATCAAGCAAAACGGGCCGGTTGCCGACAAAATCGCCCGTCGGTCCCAACGTGCGGCTGATGGTGCTGGTAGGCCAAGTGAACACTTGGTCCTGCGTTGAGAACACCGAGAGACGCTCGATGTTCCACGACTCCACCATCTGATTCAGCGCGGTGAGCGAATCCTGCGACACCGCAGCAGAGGGGGTTTCGCCCTCAGCCAAAACGCCCAGCAAGCGCAGGGCACGATTGATCTGATCACCCGCCGTTGTCGGCATGTTCGGGTTCCTTTCGAGGACGGCTGCGCTTACGCAACTCGTTCACAGGTTCTTCACCCGGAGTATACCGCTCCCAGCCATGCTGCTCATCATAATCCGCCTCCATGTCCAAAGACGCAATTTTGACCCCGTGACGGGGATGACGAAGGTAGATGAGCGGCATGGTGGGTATCAATCAAGCAGCGGTCGTAACGTTGGTCCAAGTCGTCGAACCGTTCGTATTCACATACAGACGAGTCGAGGTCGAAGAACCATCGGTACGGATGTACAGCGAGCCTTGAGCAGCCGACACTGTGGGGGCACCAGAGCCAACATAGATGCCCAGACCCGAAGTGCTGGTCATCAGAAACGCCGAAGCGCCGCCAGCAACAACAGCCACACCACTGTCAGCAGTGACGTTGCCCGTGGCCGCAACAGAGGCCGCAGCAACAGCACCAGTGACTGACACGCTCTCAAACTCGGGGTCGCTATACGCGACGCCTACAGCCTTGGTATTAGGCATGATCTATCCTTTCAAATAGGGGCCGAAGCCCCCGGTTATCAGGCGATCTTGTAGACCGTGTAAGCGCCTTCAGCGGTCTTGCGGAACCGGAAAAGGGCGCTAGAGGTGACCGCAACAGCAACGAAGGCGTTGCCGCCGTCAGTGATACCCGTGGCGGTAGCCAGGGTAACAGTGCCGGACGAGGTGCCGATGTTGATAACGCTTAGGTCGAACGTGCTGCCAACAGTAGCGTTGGGCAGCGCGGCGTCGATCAGAGCAGCGGTAGGCAGCGTGTAGGTTGCAGCCGAGGTCGAGGGGTTGGCGTACAGCATACCGCCCACGACTTGAGCTGCGCTCAGGGTTGCGGTAGAGGTTGCAGTCTGCGGAGCAGCGCTGTAACCCATAGTGGTTTCGTTGCGATTGCCAGCGCCGACTTGGTAGCCACCAGCACCATTAGGAAGAGCCATGATCAAATCCTTTCAATGTAAGCGAACGGGGGCCGAAGCCCCCATCTGATTAGCCCCAGAGACGGCAGGCCATCTGCGGACGGATGGTGCTGTAGCCATACAGGACATCAATACGGCAGGGCATCCGGTCGTTGTTGATGTCGTACTGGCGCACAACCCGCAGGCTGATGCCGTTATGCACAGCACGCGAGGCCATATCGACGCCCTGCGGGAGCAGAAGGTCGGCGGTGGCGAAGGTGATGGCGTCCTTGTGGTACACGAGGTTCTGGGCGTACTGGCTGGAGGCCGCACCGAGGAACACGATAGCCTTAGAGTTACCAGGCAGCGCGTCAACGGTCGCCAGAGCGTGAGCAGCCGAGTAGATCGCGGAGACGGTCAGGTTACCAGCGCCCGAACCGTTCAGGGTCACGTCAGACAGCACAACGAACTGGAACAGCGAGCCAGTGGACTCACGGGTCTGCGGGTTCACGGCGTAGCAGTCGGCCACGGTAAACACATCGCCGGCTTTGACGGTGGCGTTGGCACCAGCGCCGGTGATGGCGATAGTGGTAGCACCTTCAGACGACACAGCAGCCGAGGTAGAACCGCCGGTGGCAGTGCGCGAGCCGGTGGTGAACTGCTTGATGGACTGAGACATGTTGATCTCGTCCAGACCCAGAACGCCCGTGCCCATCATGCCGTTCTTGAACTGCTTGGAAACGGTGTCGGTGGGGTTGAACAGGCCTTTCATGCCCTCGACCAGCGCAGCGTTGGCGGCGGGGTTAACCGTCGCGTAGCGCGGGTTCATCACAGCGGCGTTCTCGTTCAGTTTCTGCTGGGCTTGCAGCAGCACGAGCGAGGTGGCCGGGGTGGTGCCGGGGGTACCGACGCTGTTGCCGATGGTCTTGTATGCGTTGGCAACGTCAGCATCAATCGAAGACGCAAGCTGCGAGATACGAGGCTTGAGAACACGATCAGCAAAGTCGTCCAACTGCATCGTCAGTTCGGCAGAAGTAAAGTTCACGCCGATGTGCTTCTGAGTCGAAACGGTCAGGGTGGTGAACTGCTCGTTGTCGTCCTGGGTTTGCAGGGCGGCACCGTCGGTCACCAGAGCGCGGTCCGGCAGGCGGATACGCAGGGTAGAACCGATCTTGGCACCTTCAACAGCAAAGCTGTCGTCGTACTGACGGTTCACGTTACGGGTAAGAACGAGGTTGTTCTCAAGGATCTCCAGGGCTTTCCTGGTGATCATGTCAATGGTAAGAATACTGTTAGACACAGCAATTTCCTTTCAAGTTAGCGGTTTTGCGCTTGCATCTTTCGGATCTGGCGCTGCCGTTCAGCTTCAATCCACTCCGACGTACTCATGGTCTTGATGGACCGGGGGTCAGTCGTGTCGTAAGACGGGTTGTTGCTGCTAGTTCGTGCAGTGACAGGTGTGATCGGTGCAGGTGCAGAAGTAGACTTTTTGACCGGCGGATTGTCGGACAACTTAACTTCAATCTTGCCAATCTCTTTTGCCTGCAAAAAAGGCGACAGGCGGGCGATCCGCTCGGCTTCTTTGACGTTGGACCCAAGGTAGTAGGCTACATCCGGGCCAATATCTGAAGCACGAATCGTTTCGGCCATCACATCGGTGATCGGAACTCGCGGGTTGTAGGCGACCTGTTCAAAGTCGTCGTACTTGCCACGGGCTTCTTCTTCCCGTTCGTGATAGGCATCGAGCATCACTGACTGCTGCTTCTGACGCTCACGCTGATCGAGAAGTTCTTCAGCCTTTCTGATCGCCAGCGCTTCCGCGTAGGCTTCCGGGCTTTCAAACTGATCCAGCGCGATGTCTTTGGGCGGCGCTTGCACTTGTGCAAGTCTGGCCTGCTGCTCGCGTTCCCACTTTCGTTGCTCTCTTGCGAGGCGTTTGCCGATTGCCGCTTCAAGTTCTTCCTGCGTAAAGGTTCGTGCAGGCTTTTCTTCAGGCTGGCTTTCAGCTACCGGCTGTTCTACTACGGACTCAAGAGCCGCCGTGGCTTCTTGTTCCGGCGCGGATTGCGCCTCCGCTGGGACTTGAACTTCTTCGGACATTATTTGCTCTGTTGAGAGCCTGGTCTAACGGGCCAGTACGTTTGCTGCTTATTCTGTCATCAAGCACTCAATGCTGCAACTTTATCTTGGAACGCTTTAACGCGAGCGGCCAAAGCAGCTTCAGCGGCGTCCAATTGAGCAGCACGCTCATCGTTGCGGTTAACTTGTGCAACCGCCTGCGATTCACGGGTTGCCAAAATTTGTTCGCGGTTTTGAATGTCTTTTTCCCGAGCATTTAAAGCGTCAGTCGTAGACTTTTCAAGCGCGGCAAGTTTTTCCTCACGCGCAACAAGATCGGCAACTTTGGCAGCAGATCGAGAGTGTTTGGTTTTGGCATCATCAAGCAGCGCTTTGGCTTGCTCTTTAGCATCAGCCAGTTCTTTGGCTGCAGCCTGACGATCCGCAACCGCCTCGTTGACAGCGGTCAGTGCCCCTTGCCGCTTGGCAAGTTCATCACGGGTCTTGACCAGCGTAGCAACGTCGCTAGACAGTTGCGTGGTGATGTAGTCAAGAAACTTGGCCGAGTCGATAACCCCGGCGTCGCTGAACACTTGCATGGCGACCTCAAGCGTAATAAGAGACGTTGAGTTTGGCGCTGGCAGTCTGCTCAATGAACCTGATTTTGCTCAGGTCACCGTCATACTGCAGCGTCACACCAGCGGCCAGTGGCATACCAACCGAGGCGGTTGGGGCCACATCGTCATCGCGCCAGCGAACGGCTTGCGTCTCACAGGTAATGATGGCAAGCGTAGGCTTGCACGCCAGACCGTTTAGGTCGGTCTGAGGCACAGTCAGGCCAGTCGAGCTGCTCAGACTGGTGATCTGCTGGTAGCCCAGCCGCGTAGTGATTGCTTTAAGCGTA